AGATATAAACTCTCTAAATAATTTTGTCATAGCTTCTACATGTAAGCTTTCATCTTTAATAGAGTAAGTTACTATCTGCCCCATGCCTTTCATTTTTCCAAATCTAGGAAAGTTTAACAAGATTGCAAAGCTAGAGAACAACTGCAATCCTTCTGTAAAAGCTGAGTAAACTGCTAATGTTTTAGCAATACTTCTTTTATCTTTTAAAGTTGGTTTAAACTCTGTAACATATTCGTGTTTCTTAGACATAGCTTCATACTCAGCAAATGCTTTATATTCTATTTCAGGCATACCTACTGTATCAAGTAGTAAGCTGTAGGCATGTTGATGTATTGATTCCATGTTTGCAAAAGAACCCATCATCATTCTAGCTTCTGGTTTTCTAAACATACGCATATACTTATCAATATAACCTGCTCCTACATCTACATCAGACTGAGTAAATAATCTAAATATTTGTGTTAAAAGATTTTTTTCTACATCCGTTAAGTCTTGCCAATCTTTTACGTCTGTATGTAAAGGCACAGACTCAGGCATCCAATGCATTTGATTTTGTAAAACATAGTAATCAAACATCCATGGGTGGTCAAAAGGTTTGTAATAGTTTCTTGTAGTAAGTAAACTCATTTTTATTCTCCGTTAAGGTAACTAGCATATTGTGCTAGTAACCAGTTATTAAATTTTTCTTTATATTCATCTTCTGTGTAAGTAATACAATTTGGGGCTTTGTTTTCATCGCAATGGTCTAGCCACATACGTCTACAAAACTGATTAAATTTTTTAAGATTTTCTTCTTCGTTGGGTTCAACATCCCAACAGTTTAAATTAGCAGCCACAGTTCTTCTTTCTCCTTCCCCAAAGAAAGGATAGACCATGTGTTGTAACCATGAAGGAAACATAAGTTGTTTACCTACTTCAGGTTTAATTGTACATGATTGTGGAGGTCTTAATCTTTTAGTATTCATAATTTCATTACGTCCATAAACAAACGCTAAGAATCCATCACAAGCTCCGGAAGCATTATATAAAGAAAAATCTTGAGGAGCTTTACCATCACCTTGTTTACCAATTTGTTCAGGTACTTTAGTCCATGTGGTTGTAGATATGCCTGTTAAGGTTTGAGTTCCATGGTCATGTATAGGGTTGTAGTCCCCTTCATAACTGTGAACTGACCACAGTTCGTCTATATCTATCATCTTATTTTTATGATAGTGTCCTGTTATATTTCCAAAAGCTTCTAGATAAGCTACTCCCATGTTCGTAATAAATTGATAGTAATCTTTTAGTAGGTCATGTTTGTGGTCCATTAGTAATTGCTCTCCTTGATGAATCTGTCCGACTAAAGTATGGGCAAGTGATTTTTTTTCTGCTGTTTCTTTATACTCGTCTAGGTAAGTATTCAAATCATTAACTAATTTTTCAGGAAGAGTAGCTTCTAACATCACAACAGCAGGTAACGGATGAATTTGTACATTTATATTTGTGTCCATACTATTATCCTTCACAGGCTATGCATTCTGTGTCTTCTAAATTAATTCGTGGTATTTTAATATTTACATTCTCGGCATCTCTTGCCGACTCAGACCTAAAGTAGTATAACGATTTTAGTTTGTGCATGGCATACCAATGTACATCATTTAAATACTGTAAGTATTCATCATGAACATCTTGTTTCTCTGTAGCTTTGGGAGATACAAAGAAAAGATTTACACTTTGACTTTGACAAACATATTGTTGTCTCATGTGTGCATGTTCTACAATCCAAATTTGATTTAATTCATCTGCAGTTTTAAATATTTCTTTTTCTTGGTCTGTAAAAATATCCATGTTTTGAATAGACCCTTTGTTTGCAGTAATTTCTTTCCAAATATTTGTTTTGTTTCCTTTCTTTTTAGAAATAACTTTATCTAAGTATTTATTTTTAACTTGGTACGAACCTGATAAAGTTTTGTGTGTATATATGTTTGCACGATACGGCTCAATGCTAGGGGAAGTACCACCACATATAATAGAGCTACTGGCATTAGGAGCAATAGCCAAAAGATTAGCGTTACGCAAACCTGAACCAGAAATATCAGGAGCTTCCCCCCGAGTTTCAGCCAAAAGTTTACTTGCTTCCATTGCTTTACTCTTAATATATCCGAAAGCTTTATTATTAAATCCCGTTGAGAAAATTCCTTCAAATGGAATATTATTTTTTTGTAAGTACGCATGAAATCCCATTGCTCCCAAGCCGAGCGACCTTTCTCTATAAGCTGAAAAACTTGCTTTGGTAAATCCCTCTTTACCTTTTCGTATGTGGTTTTTAAACCTTTTAAAATTTGCATTGTAGTCTCCTAATTCTGTTGTGTCTATTGCATTATCTATAAAGTGTTGAATAACATTATCCAACATTGTTATTAAATCTTTGATGAAGTCGTCATTACCTGACCATTCGTCAAAGTATTCTAAGTTTACACTAGACAAACAACAAACAGCAGTTCGTTCTTCGTTTGTTGGTAAAGTAATCTCTGAACATAAATTACTCTGTCTAATTTTTAAACCTAAATCTTTTTGTTCTTTGGGTAAAGCATCATTACAAGAGTCAATATTAACCATGTAAGGTTCTCCAGTTTCTGCTCTAGTATTAATAATCTGCCACCATAAATCTCTAGCATTAACTGTTTTAACTGCTTCACCTGTTTTAGGGTCTATTAGTCTCCAATCATTATCCTCTTGGACTGCTTGTAAAAACTCATTAGTTATATTAACTCCATTATGGATATTCAAACATTTTCTATTTATATCTCCACCAGACTCTTTACGTATGTTTATAAACTCTTCTATTTCAGGATGACTTATATCCATGTATGAAGCATAGCTACCTCGTCTTGTGACTCCCTGATTAAATGCTAACATTTGGGAGTCAACTACTTTCATGAATGGAACTGAACCAGTAGAACGACTATTGTTAGAAGTAGCGATGCCATTACTCCTAATATCTCCCCAATATCCACCAACACCTCCACCTGAACTAGCGAGCCAAATGTTTTCATCATAATGAGCAGATAACCCATCAAGACTGTCAGGTACGTAATTGAGAAAGCAGCTAATAGGTAAACCCCTAGTAGTTCCCCCATTGCTAAGAATAGGAGTGCTAAACATGAACCATAAATCGGAACTGTAGTTATAAAGTCTTTGAGCCAACTGAAAATCCGTGACCCCTTTGAAGGTCGCTGAAAAGACTGACGCTCTTGCGAATGCTTCTTGTGCATGTGTTTCTCCTGATGCTTCGTAAAGATACCTATCTCTTAAAGTATCTAAACTGAATTTATTTAATTTACTTTCTTTACTGTAATCTATTTTAATACCTAAGTATTCTTTTTGACCAACTTTATCTTCAATCACTTGTATCTCCTAAATGATATTTTTTATCTTCTAATGCTATAGCTATTATAGCATAGTGTATAATCTTTAACAAATCTAATTCGGGGTCATTACCTTCTTTCTTACCACATCTCATAGCATACTTCATAATGTTACCCATACAGAAACCCTTTCCATGTCCTGCATCAATAATCATATCTGTTGCTTGATACTTACCTTGTGCATAATGTCTGTCATATGTACCATCTACATATCTTTGTACTTGTTGTATTATATTGTCTTCGTTAAATTTATATTCCATAATTATTCTTTCCATTCTTTAGGAAGTGTATGTTCAGAGAACCACCTAAAATTATTTTTTTCTGCCCACTCTGCATGGCTACGTTTTGTTCCGTCTTTGCGTCTCTTTGCTTGTGGCATTGGAGAGCTAGGACTAGAAAACAAAAAGACTAACTCTTGATTAGGCTTTAAACTTTTTCTAATCCAAACGTATTTATTGTACTCACTATAATCCCAAAATCTACCTTTGGCTTCTAATAAATATTCTTTACCGTCTATTACTTTTGTGAAGTCAGGTTCGTAGTTGTGTTCTACTATGTAAGGAATTTTATCTGAATGATGACTCCAATCTTTTAAAAAACTTTGATGTAAAGTATATTCCCATTTAGAGTCATAACCTGCAGGTATGTTTTTTTCTACAGGTCTAACCTTCCTTGGTTTTCTATATCCTCGTTTCACACTATGTCTCTTAGTTCTATATTATTTAAGTTAATCAGTTTAGATTTTTTCTTAATGTTTTGAATAAACCACCTTTCTGTAAAAGAAGAAAGTCGTAAGTTTCTTTCATGATAAATATATTTTTCTAATGTTGGAAAAAAATCTTTAAAATTTTCTTTCGTTATTTCTTTAGCATCTTCTTCGGAAACTAAAGTATGTAACCATTGATACATCAGACTGTGTGCTTTCTTTTTAATTAACTTAGATTTACGTCTGTTCATAATGTTGCTGAATCATAGTTTTTAACTAATTTCCAATAAGTTAGTAAACTGTTAAACATTTCTTTGTGTTTTTTATGAGACTCTTCATCCCAAACAAAAGGTAAAACTAAACTGGTATCAGCTCTATCCACAAAGATAGAAACTCTTGTAGGTTCATCTACATTACAACCTTGTGCGTATGCTGACAACTGCATACCATGGTCGTCATACACTAACTTAGACGCTTCTTTACCAAATAAATTATCTTTAGTTTTAAAATCAATAAATATACCTGACTCAGAATACAAATCAATTTTACCACCATAACCTTGCGTAGCACAGAATGAATCTTCTGCTATCCAATCTTCATTAGGAAAAGTTTCATCTAACCAAGACTTAATAACTTTGTATGGTTTCGTTTGTGCTTTACCTTGAAATCCTTTTTCTATTTGAGCATGTATTTTAGTTCCTTGTTTAGCAGCATTTAAACCTACTTCTTTACCTGCATTCATACATTTACTAATATAGTTGGGGTCGTCATTATCTATTTCTCTTGATGCTAATAGTGCTTGTGTAATTTTCCAATTATCTAAAGAAGGTTTAGCAGACATACCAATAATGGTAGTAACAGAAGGAACAAGACCTAAAGACCTAGCATCTCTAAGTGTAGTGTTTCTTTCTTTCCCATTAGCACCTATAAGAGTATACATAGGTTTACCCTCATGGTCATACCAATGTCCTGCTTCTGATGTGTAATTATTTTTTGTTGTCATTTTTTTTACTTTCTTTAAAAGCTTTGATTACGTCAGTTGAAAACAACTTCTGTAAATTAATTAAAAACATACGGCTTGCGTTGTTATCTCCACCCGATACAGTTTTGAATGTATCTAAATCATTTACAATTTTTTTCAAAGTATCTGTTTTAAAAACTAACGTACAGTATTCGTCTTTACCTATACATAGGTTATGAAACCAGTAATCAGCTTCTGTTGCTTTGATTCCAGAGGGTTTACCCCATGATTCATATTCGATACAAATATTTCCTGACTTCTGCCAAATATCTTTTTCTGATTTGACTTCAATCTTTTTATTTGTAAGCATGTCTGCTATTTTATCTTCACGTATTGTACCATACTTTAAATCAATATCAAACTTTTTTCTATCTTTTTTAGTGGGTTTCATTCCAACTGTCTCCTATTTTATACTCACCTGTTAGTGGGCATCTCATGTTAAAAAATTTACCTGCGTCTTCTATACATTTAACTGCTAACTCTCCTACGAATTCAGCCTGAGTTTCTTTTACTTCTATTTGCCATTCGTCATGTATGTTAGCAACAAATTTATAGTCTATTGAATTTAGCTTTAACAAGTTATCTAATAGTATTAAAGCTTTTTTCATTACAATTGCACCACCACCCTGTAATAAAGTATTAAGAGCTGAATGCTGATGTCTTAAAATTATTTTACGTCCGTCTAATCCTTTGAGATAACCCTTTGACGATGCTCTTTCAATTCTATCTGTAAGAGCCTTAAATGATGGGTTACTATCAAAAAACTGTTCTCTAAGTTGTTTACCTGCTCTTGAACTTCCTCCAATAATGCTTCCAAGTTTAGAATTTCCTGCTCCGTAGCATAAGGCATAGATGAAAGTTTTAGCCTGATTTCTTGATTTAAGTTTTGCAAGTCGTTGATTAGTTTCGTGTATGTCACCGTTGATAATTTCATTTGTATATCCTTCATCGTCCATGTAGTGTGCTAACATTCGTAGTTCTAAACTACTAGCATCAACACCTACTAATTTATTTTCTTTATTTACTATCCAACAACTTCTACATTCAGAACCATAAGGACTGTTTACGCTTGGAACTTGAGCCATGTTAGGATTTCTATGAGCCATTCTTCCTGTAATAGCTCCTGTAGAAATTACTGCTCCGTGTACTCGTTCATCATCACCTACTGCTTCAATCCAAGAATGTATCTGAGCAATCCTTTTTTGATACAATAAAAAATCTGCAATAAGTTTAGCTTCGTAAATATGTGTTATCTCTTTAAGAGTACCTTCATCAACTTTAGGTTGACCTGTAGGTGTAAATTGTTTTGGTTTCCATCCAAAATCTTGTAAGTATTCACCAATTTGTTTGCGAGAACCTAAGTTAAACTCTTGTAATCGTTGTCGCATGAATGGTTTAAATGGTCTTACCCCACTCATTATATCAGAATATTCCTGATTGGTCAATCCCTGTTTGGATAATTCTCCATTTTTTTTCTTACGAGGTATAACTTCTTTTTCGTCAACCCACCTTGGTTTAAAAGTTTTGTGTACTTCATCAACTGTTTCTTGTAATAATCTACCTAACTTACTCATAAGCAGGGTAGCTTTTTGCATATCAAATAGAAAACCATTGCGTTTTTGTTGACCTAGTATGTTTGTTACATCATGCTCAATACTAATACTTTCTTTGGAAAATCCTGATGCTTTTTCTTGTAAGAAATGATATAGTTTTTTATTAAGAGTTACATCTGTAATACAATACATTAACATATCATTTGTAAAATCTTTCCATTCAGGTGCTTTAGCTTTATGAAAGCCAAGTCTATACCCCCAAGACTCTAAACTGTGTCCACCATCTCTGCTAGGTTGAAATAACCTAGACAAAACTAAAGTATCTACAACTTTATTTGTATCATATAAATCTATACCTTTTAATTTTTTAATTACAGGAATATCAAACTCAATAATATTATGACCTATAAGTTTATTGGCTTGTTGTAAAAACTTTATTCCTTCATCTATTTGTTTGTTGTCAAATGTATGAACACAATCATGTTCATCTATTGCAACAATGCAATGAATAAGACTAGCATCAAGTCCGTCTGTTTCTATGTCAAAAACTAAATCCATAATATCTCCTAATTAAAATGGAACACTCAAATCTTCTGTACTACTATTTAGTAATTCATGGTCAGAGTATTCTGATAGTCTGCCAGTATCTTTATCATAAACCAAAGCAGTAGCCATACCAACATCACCTGTATACCTAGACTTTAAAACTCTAAGTCTTGTAGTACGAGACTCTAACTCGTCTTCTGATTGTTGGTCACGCTCCAAAGCTATAACACAATCAGATAACTGTGCGATAGCATTTGAACCTCTAAGGTGAGATAGACTTACACTAACTCCATTTTCATGTCCTTTATCTCCTTGTACTCTACGTAAGTGAGATACGAGTATGACTCCTGCTCCTGTTTCTTCAACTAAACTACGTAGTCTAGTCATAATATTATCAATAGCTCTACGTTCATCACCTTCTGTAACAGAGCTAACTAACATATGTAAGTGGTCAACTACAACCCACTTGCAGTCACAACCTACAATGAGATATCTAAGTTTAGAAAAGATATCATCTAAGTCGTTTGTACCGAAATGTGCATGTAAGAATACTCTGTCATTACTAAATATTTTATCAAACATTTTTATTAACGTGTCTTCATCATACGTTTCTCTAACATTATCTATGTACAATCTAGCATTGGCTTCGATAGACATAATTCCGTCTACTGTACGTCTCCAGTCTTCTTCAAGTGCAATGATACCCACGTTGTCCTCAGTTTGATTAACGAGCCAATGTTCTATCTCTCTAGTAATAGAAGACTTACCAAGTCCTGTGCCACCAGTAAGAGTTATTAGTTCTCCTTGTCGCATACCAATAAGTTTTTTGTTAAGACCTTCCCAAGGATAAGGAACACTAGCTTTCTTGTCTCGTTTAAGAAATTCTTTTTGCTTTTCTGAAACTCGTATAATACCACTAGGAGTAAATACTTGAGCATCCCACCATGCCCTAGTAAATGCTTCATAGTTTTTACTACGTAACATATCATTAGGGTCTTTGAATCCTTCGGGTAGAGTAACTATTTTACACTTGTTTGGTTTGATAATCTTAGCTACTTCTTGTGCGTATTCCTGACCTGCTTGGTCTTTGTCAAAACAAAGTACTACATTATTAAAACTTTCTACGTACTCTAAACTTTCTTTGATATCTTTTACTGCTGATTGAGCACCACGTTTAATTGATACAACTGCCCACTTGCTACCAAGCAATTCGTATGCAGCCATAGCATCACACTCACCTTCTACAATCGTAAGATACTTACCACCTTCTTTAAATAGATGCTGACCAAACAATCCTGTGCCTTCAAAGTTTCCTTCTGTAACAAATCGTTTGTCTTTAACATATCTAATTTTGTGTGCAGTTAATTCGTTGTTGTTGTAATAAGGGTAGAGGTGCTGAGATAGCTCTCCAGTAGCATCGTACACAACCTTTACTCCATACTTTTTAGCAGTATCTGCAGATATATTTCTATCTGTAAGAGAAGCAAACATACCTCCATGAGATAGATTTGCAGGGGTTGATTGAGGTTTTGGTTTGTGTTCCACCGAGCGTACTCCTATGTTGTTTTTATTAGGTAAAAATTCTCCACAACTAAAACACTTTGTAGAGCCGTCTTCATTTAAAGACAATGCGTCTGAGCTACCACAAGTATTACAAGGTAGATGAAATTTTACAAACTTATTATTATCATTCATGTATGTTATCCATAAAAAAAGCTAGACATCTTGCACAGAAATGCCTAGCTTTAAGTTATTGTAACAATCTAATTATCTTCTGTGCTTACTTCATCAGATTGTTGAGGTGCATCAATATTATAGAGTTCTACAATTCTATTTGAAAAGAAGTTAATACCTGCTTGTAACTCTTCCAAGTCTAAAACAATATTAGCTTTCTTTTGGTTTAGTCTTTGTAGTCTTCCAAAGATTTGTTGACCTTCTTCTGGTAAGTCTTCGACAAACACTTGTACATCATCTATAGTAATAAATGGTTTACTAGGGTCAAAGTCTTGTTTTACTTCTTCCTGTTTAGCCACATTAAAACTCCTCTCCGTCTCCAAAGGGGTCAATCTCTGACCCGTCTGCTGACGTAACTTGCACAAGGTCTAGCACTTGCATGGCTTTGAAATCTAAACCTTTACCTGCTTTGCCCTGCCAAGTCCAATCGTATTCGTTATATTGTACTCGTACTGTAGAACCATTACCTACCATGTCGTCAATGAGTTCTTTGTTGGCATTATAAAGCTTTGGTGCTTTACGTACCATACCATTTGGTCCATTAACTTTTCTTTTTATAGTGATAGCTTTTCCTACTGGTATAGGGTTACCACTTGAGTCTTTAACTGTTAAGTCTTTAACTCTGTGACCTGACGATTGAAACTCAGATGCAGTCTCCTCGTCAACTACTAAGTCTACTGAATAGACTGGCTCGAATGTAGTGTTGGGAGTAGTCACACTTGCCCAATACGCTTTTCCTTCTACTAATGCCATATGTTTTCTCCTATTTGGCTTGATTGTTGATGTGATGTATTATACTCCCTTCTTCATTTGTTGTCAAGCAATTTTTGAAGAAAGTTTATAATACCTGATTGTTCAGACGCAGGAACATGAACAACAAAAAGTTTACTATTTTCATTATACTCGTTTATATAGCAATCTTCATTCTCGTACATAATTTTACCATTATCTAAACAAAAATTATCCCAATCGTTAAATTGGGTTTGAGTTAAAATAAATGTTTCCATATTAATTTCCTAATAATTTTAATTTAACAGCACAATTTGAAACTGTGCCTGAACTTTTAAAAGAATCTAAATAAGATTGTATTCCTCTTTTAAGTTTGTTAGGAACATACCCCTCATATCTTACATTAGTTATATTAGAATTTTTAACATCATAAATAACTGTGAAAGTATAGT